TGAACGTTTACCTTGGTCAAAACCTGTTTTATCGCAGGACGAAACACCCGTAGAAGTAAATCAGCCAGAGGCTTTGCAAGAAGAGCAGACGCTCCAGCAACCGTAGCAATCACAGCCGTAGTACTAGCAACCTGAGCACTAGGTAAAAACTGTTCTACTGGTCCAATGTCCTCATAAAGAACAACACATATTTTTCTACCTGGATTAACAGGGTCAGGTTGTAATTCATATCCAGATATCTTTTCCTTCTCGTTAGGTCCAAGTGATCCTATCCTCTGAGCATTAGGACCAGGACAAAGAGGATCTTTAGGTCCTGTGTCTCCTGTTTCTGGTGTCTCAGGTGTTCCTGGAGGTGGTGGAGGAGCAGCAACTGCTGGTGCTTCTTGTTCTCTTATTATAGTTAACTGCTCTGGTTCATAATTCATCGCTTCAAATGTTGGGTATGAACCATCAGGGCATACTGTCATTGCACCATCAGGATCATTCGTTACAAGCCCCTTCTCAATAGGAACACCATTCTTGTGTCTCTTATTATCCTTATGTGCTTTTACACAACCAGGGATATTCACAATAGGAAACCCTAGATGATTAGTTACAGGATAAAAATTAGGAACATATGGCTGATTGATTTGCCAAGCAGGTGTATAAGGAATACTCTGATTATAAACTTGAACTCTTGGTATATTAGGGATTCCCATTTTGCTTATCCTTATTAATAAAATCAACCCATTGTTTATTATCCTTCTGAGTTCTTAATACAGGTCCACTGGTCGGAGGAAATCTCATCATCAATTCTTTATCTACTATTTCTGTAATCTTATCTTGTAATTGTTGCTCTGCTTTCTTTTCTGCACCAGTTATCATACCAAGCAAAAAACCTCCTACCCCAATAGCAGCATATAAAAATGCTGCCACTGCTAAGTAGTGAGGTATCTTACCACCAACAAACTTCTGGATCGCACTCTTCTCATTAGGATCCTTCAGTTTCTTTTTTAAGTTCATCATAGTCATAATGCAGGATACTCATCACCCAAATTAGTACAATCAACTTCTACATCATCAATAGTACAAGTTACATTATTAGGATCAAAGTTGTCATCTAATAAACGATTTGGAAAATACTTACGGGGTTCCATAAGTGTTTTAATAATACGTTCAACCTGATTTTTGTCTTGTCCAGCCATGTTAATACAGTTCTCCAAACAAAGAATAATACACTGCTTATCAGTCCAAGGAACTCTTTCCTGGAATCCATTCTCCTTACCCTTTGGATAATAAAATTTGGGTTCAAATAAAGCCACTACTTCTTAGCAGTACACTTGTATAGTTTAGCACAAACCGCAGCAAGGACAACCACCCCAACTAAGATACCAAAATCACGAACTCGATTGTCTGGGGGTGCTACTACTTCCTGAACTGCTTCTTTCACTTCAATAACTTCTACTGCTGCTGGTACTGCATCTGTTCCTGCAGATACAACACCTTTAATAATCTTGTCCATTGTTATTCTCCTGGGTTAGTTAAAATTACATCAGCACATAAGTAGTGCATTGGTGCATTTGGATGGACTTCAACACCGTAGCGTTTCATTTCACCACAAGTCTTAATACGTCCTAGATCATAATCCAATTGCCTATTCATTAACACTTGCTTTTTTATAGCACGATCTGGACCATTGAAGTTTCCAACAAGGCACACACCCCATGCTACTGCACTTGCAATAGCAATAACATTAACTGTTGTCTGATTCAAATACTTTTTCATTGTTTACTCCACTAAAGTTCCATGTGCTCTACGAATCTCACGAAGTGCCTCAAGATTCATATCCTTGGTTCCACCATCATAAGCGTGAGCATATCCTTCTTCGATCATCTGCTCATTAAGTGAGACAGTATCTTCATTTATATATAACCACCCTAAAAGTCTACCATACTTACCTACACCACCTTCTAATTCAGTTCTAACAGTAAGTTCATCTCCATCACCTGCAATAGTATCTTCCAACTTCTTCTTCAACCAGTTAGTAGCATCTATTCCCAGTGCCTTCTCTTCCAAGTTTCTTGTTCTCTTCTCTGGCGTATCAACTCCTGCAACTCTAACTCTTTCTTTCTTGAATAAATCAAAACCGAGATCAATGGTGACATCAATAGTATCGCCGTCAAGAACACGGTTAATCTCTGTTACTCGGAAGTTGTAGCAGCTCTTCCTGCTCGGCGGGGTCATCGCTCCCATAATCGATCTCCAAATTGGCTAGTGCATTATTTATAGATTCATCTACTGGAGTACGTGTTTGTTCTGATTTCCACTCCCTCATTCTCTGGATCCATTCACCAGTCATTGAGTTTGCTTCTGCCTTTGGAGCAAAGTATCCAGCACCAATAACAGCAAGAACCACTGTACCCAATAGGGTAACAGCGGCTACTACCTTCTCATTAGCACGAACTCGTGCCGTAAGTTCTTTTTGTTTTTCGATTAAAGCATCAACCTTTGTATGGAGCACCGCTATGTGTGCATCAACCTTCAGATCCTCTAGTGTTTTGTCGCTCATCATTCATTTCAAGGTAAGCTAACCTCATTATATAGTAAATTGACCAAGATACACCACCTAATAATATACCAATCATTATGTTGACGCTCTGGACAACTTCTTGCATTAGGATACGTGAATAACGCCTTTCATTCCAGCACCAGCATGAGGCTCGCATTGGAATTCATAATCACCTGGTTCATCAAATGTTACTGTGAAACTTTCTCCACCTACAAACGCAAGGTCTGAGTGTGATAGTTCTGGATGATCTGCTACCACAAAATTATGTGGGGGTAGATCTCCGTTAGTGACGGTGACTGATTCACCAGCAGCAATATTAAGTTCGCTAGGATCAAATACCAGATTCCCATTGGAACCCATAGTAATTTCGGCTGCATAAGCCATCCTCGGCATAAAAATAACCGCTGCAGATATTAACATGATCCACAGGGTTTGTATAAATGTCTTCATAGTTCAGCACTGAATAACGATCCTTCTGTCGTTATACAGTCTATACTATTTGGGTGAGAATGTAAATATGGTACGTCTTCTGTTGCGTGTTGCTTTGCTTCCCAAGCATTCTCTGCGTACTCACAAATGCTTTGGTGATGCCTAGTATCATCTAGGTACTGAACGGTATAGTGGGACATGATCTTTCAACTCCACGTTACCCAAATATTTATTTTACTTATGAGTAATATTAACTATTTTTATGTTGACTCGCTGACCTTATATTCAAAGAAAACTTCACCCTCATTTCCATACATAGCAACTCTCCAACCACCATCTTCATTAGTCCAAACCTCCTTAGAAGTCTCTGCACCAGTCTTAGTTGCTACCAACCAAGTTCTTTCCCACTGTTGTTCTTCCTTATTATAATGGAAACCTTTCTCTTCTAACTCAGCAATCTTTGGATCTGGTTCGTCTTTAGTTGCTGGTTCATTCCATCCATAAAATAGATTTTTAAACCAATCGATAAGGGTCATCCATTTGCCTCCTTAATTGCTTCTACAATAACTCTTTTAAGTTCGTTACGCTTTTTCTTACCAAGTCCTGCTCTAGTATCTATCTGTACCTTCAACCAATAAACAAAAGCAAGAACTAAAATAAATTGAATGCCTTCACCCCAAGATAAATTCCATGCTTCATTAAGATCAAGGGATGCTGCTGCTAACGTGTTTAACATTATATTAATATACAAAACAATACTAGTATACCAACGAAACTAAATTGCGTCAAGATGGTCATAAAGAACATCCCGAAGGTATTATAAGACTTGGACGACTCCTTTGACATCTGGTATCTCCATCATTAATTTTCTTTCTATTCCCATCTTTAATGTCTGGGAACTCATAGCACACGTAGAACACGCACCACCAAGTCTTACCTTAACCCATCCTTCTTCTGTTTCAACATACTCTAACCACCCACCATCTGCTTCGATGTAGGGTAGTAATTCATTAAGCACTTCAACTACATTACCATCATTCAATTCCATTACAATAAGATTGCTCCAATAATAAATCCTTTTGCGAATGAAATAACAAGCATCTGATAATCAGTCAGGTTAAACTTGTCCTGAAATTTCTTTGCTAGGTTTCTATCCCAAGCAACGACTTTATCAAATGCTTTCTGTGCTTTGTCTGGTAATCCCATTAGTTTTAATTAGAGGTTTTCTTCTTCACCCAACTGAATCTTACAATCCGATGTTGGATATGCGACACAAGTAAGAACGAATCCGTCATCCATTTGATCATCATCAAGGAATGATTGTTCAGATTGATCTACAGTTCCTTCCAAAACCTTACCAGCACATGTAGAACAAGCACCAGCACGACAGGAGTAAGGAGCATCAGCACCTTCCTCCTCGGCTTTGTCTAGAATATATTCATCATCTGGACACTGAAAGGTGGTCTCATTACCTTCAGTATCTACAACTGTAACTTGATATGATGCCATAAGTAATTCCTACAATTCGAATGATATTTATTATATCAGGTAATAGGAGGTTTTGTCGATTGTTGTGGAGTCAAGACCAAAGGTGCTTGCTCAATTCTAATTGTCTGAGCAGGTGCTGCTTCAGTTGCCTTAGCAATCAACTTCTCCATATCTGCTTTAGATATCTGTCCACCAGGTCCACTACCACCACCCTTATCCATCTTCATAGTTCCATCACCCTTCTTAGATGCTGTCTGAATTCCGAAGCTAGCTAGAACTCCAGTAAACACCGAAGCAATGAATGTGGGATCTATTTTTTGCTGTGGAAT